TAGATGTAGGCCGCCGCCTTGCGGCTCGTAATCGTGCAAAGGAACACCTGCCCCAACCGGCGGTTCGGCCCACCCAGCCCGGATACAGTCTTGTCAATGCAGTCGCAAATTTTCTCCGCGATCGTACCGTGCTCCGCCGCCAACGAATCCCGCGAATCAAGATCGTCCAACAGCACGAAATCCGGCCGCACGTCGTTGATGTTGCAGCCCTGGAGCGAGGGGGTGGTCGATCTGGACACGCGGTTCGTCGTGCGAGCGATCGACATCCGCAAGACGGAGTTGCATTCCGTTTGTCTTTCGAGGGGTGAGCGGGTGCGGCATCGCATCTACAGTTACGACGTGCTGAATCATGCCGCGCAGGAAATCACGGTTGAGCAGGCCGAGGCCAGCATTCTCGCCGGGTTGGATCGAATCGCCGACGATGAGGATGGGGCGTCGGTGCCGATTGACGGTGACGGTGTTCAGCACGCGATTGACTTGACGCTGATCGACAAGGGCTGGGTTGGTTCGTGGAAAGTCGATGGCCAGTGGCAGCAATGGCAGACGCAGCCGGTCGAAACTTTTTGCATGACGCGGGGGCTGCGGCGATACCTACCCTGCAAGGGGGCGCCGAACTACCGCGAGCCGGCGCCAAGCGACAGCGTGATTATCGGGAACCATTGGCATATGAACCGGGGGGAGGGCAAAGAGCGGCGATGTACGGAACTGATTTGGGATTCGATCTATTGGCGGTCCTTCGTGCAAGACCTGTTCTTGCTGCCGGCTGGCGAAGACGATCGCTTCGGCATTTTCATCCCGCCGGACAAGGGGGTGAAGGCGATGCACAAATTGTTTGGCGAGCACATGCGTGCCGGCTCGCGTGAGTTGCGGGAAATGATCGCCCGCGGCGGTCGGAAAGATCGTAAGATGAAGGCCCCGACGGATCACTGGTGGGACTGTACCGCAATGGGGTTGCTGGCCTTGGACGTGGAGCAGTGGTTTCGCGTGAACGTGAAGCCGGTCGTGAGGGTGAAGACGAAGGCAAAGGCAAACGAATCACAGGAACTGACGGCGGCTGCTGGGCGTGTTTCCCGGCGGGCCGGCGGTTCGATTTCTCAGATTGGGGACCGATAATGCAAACGGATTTCGAAGGCGTGGTGGAAACCAAGAAGACCGGCAGGGCGGGTGCTACGGCAGCGGCTACGGCAGTGGCTACGGCAGTGGCGTCATCCCCTCGGCCGGTGGAGCCGGTTGGCAAGGATGCTGACGGCGTGCCGTACTGTGTGCTGCATCATTGCCGGATGGAGCAAGTGAGCGGTGGCCGTGCCGGCGACGGCATGACCTACCTGCGTTGTCCGGTGGACGGCTGCGGTGAGAAGGGCAAGAAGATTCGAACGACGCAACCGAAGCTGGTTCCTTCGGCGCCGCTAACATGTTCGGCCTGCGAGCGGGGGGGTGAGTTGGTTTTTCTGGAACGTGACCCGAAAGCCTCGACCCACCAATTCACTGTTCTCCATTGCCCCCGGTGCGGACGATCTTTGCCGGCGGTTGCTCGGCCGGAGTTCGCCGACGCGGACGCGCGGGGCCGTGCGATGGCAGCCCGGCGGAACGCGGCCGAGATTGGTGGCAGGTAACACCACCACCCAAATTGCATATCATGCAACCAATCTAGTTGCATGTGCCGCGCTGTGGTCGGTAATGTTTCGGCATGAGCGTTACCGACCAGCAGCTTCTTGATGCGGCCCGTGAATCCCTCTTGCGGATTCTCGCGACTGACTCGGCCGAATGGTCTGAGTCGAAACGGATGCAACGGCAACTCGAAATCGACAAGCTGCAAACGTTGGTCGACCGCTTGGAAGAAAAGGTTGCCGCCTCGCAAGGGCGGCGGTTGTTCCAACCTATTCGGCGGGTGAATGTTTAACTGGCTGAGTCGAAAACCTGTTGCTTCGCGTCCCGGTTTGCCGGACAAGATTGACCCGCCGCGGCTGAAATCCAGCTTCGGCGAGGCGTATCGTCTCGGCCGAACCGAGCGACCGAATGAGCATTTTCGACCGCACGCCTATTCGGGGGATCAAGCGATCCTCCAGGCTCAAGACCTGATGACGCGGCGCGTCCGCGACATGCGGCGGAATGCGGCGCAAGCCAAGGCCATCACATCGGCGATGGTCGATCTCGTTGTTGGGGTGGGTTTCAAGACGTTCGCTTGGCCCTTCTTGCCGGACGAAATGTTCCAGGTGTTGGGCGAACTTGAATCGATCAAGACGGGCGAGCTAGGCCCGCGTCTTCAATACGCGCTGGAATCTGACGACCTGTTTGAGGAGTGGTCAAACGACCCCTCGCAGTTCGACGCGGAAGGCCGGCAATCGCGGTCGATGATGGAGCGGATGCTGATGGCCGAGTGCGTGACTGCGGGCAACGGCCTGTTGATTCGCACGGCGCCGCGGCGGTTCAAGATGGTTCCGCTGGCTTACCAAATCGTCGAACGGGAGCAGCTTGACGCGGGCCGCGACCGTATGGCCAGTACGTCGGAAAACGCAATCGTCGGCGGCGTGGAAGTGGACGCGGCCAATCGGGTGGTAGCCTACTGGGTGCTTGCCGAGCATCCGCAAGAGGTATCCCGGATGCAGACGGAATCGGTCCGCATCCCGGCGGAACGGGTGATCGACCTTGCCCTGTTTGATCGTCCTTCCTCCACGCTTGGTGCGAGTTGGTTCGACGCGACCGGGCAAACGACCTTCGACCGCGCGAGCTACTGCGATTCGGAAATCCGGTCTGCGGCGGTCGATGCGGCTTACGTCTTTGTGGCGAAGTTGAAAGATGGCCAGAAGTATGGGGCATGGGGATTCGCGGACGGCACGGGCGAAGATGAAGACGCCTATGGAAATCGCGAATACAAACTCGGATACTCCCCCTACGCGGCGACGATCGGAACCGACGAAGAGTTGGACTTACACCGCCCCGCCCGCCCGAACAAAGACGCGGCGAGTTTCCTTCGCGTTCTGGACCGGGACACGGCCCGCGCGTTCGGGATTAGCCCGTACACCATCACGGGGGACTACGAGAAAACGAATTTTTCCTCTTCGCGAGCGGCCAAGCTTGATGAGGAACAGCACATTGCGACGCTTCAACAGTGGTTCGGCACGCTGGTTTCCATGCGGATTCGCCGCGAGTTCAACGCCGTGGCTGCCGCGATGGGGTTGTTCCGGTCGGTCACGCCTGCGGAGTTCGCGGGCAATGAACGGCGCTATCAGCGGTTCGAGGCATACGGTCCGAGCCGGGATTTGCTTGACCCGTACAAAGAGGGTGAGGCCCGCACGGCTCGGCTTCGCACGGGAGTCGCGACGTTCAAAGAGGAATGCGCGAAGCGGAACCAACATTGGATTCGCGTGTTGAGTCAAATCGCGATCGAAAAGCGAACGATGGAAATGCTGGACGTGTCCCTCGATTGGACGGGCGGCGGGGCGCTGCAAGCCACCGAAGCGGCGGCGGAAGCGGCTGCTGGAAGTCAGACCACGGAGGCGGCCGATGCCCAGCAAGCAGAGTGAGCGGCGGAACATTGCCAAGCTTCGCGCGGCTTTGCTGAACGGCAAGCCGATGGCGATCTACCCGCCCGCGTTGGGTGGCATCATGGCTGCCTTGGAGTCGGGGTCGGTCGAAGCGATTCAAGTTGCGGCGGCCATTGAACCGCCGGACGAAGTGCAGTCTGTCGGCGGTGTGGCGGTGATCCCCGTGTTGGGCGTGTTGCAAGACGCCCCGGACGTTTGGACCGCGATGGGATTCGGTACGGCGTATCAGGACATCGAGCGGCAGTTCGCTGCGGCGATGGCCGATCCTGAAGTCAAGAGCGTGGCCCTGTACATCGATTCGCCCGGCGGTTCGGCGATCGGAGTCAAGCGATTGGCGGACGCGATCTACGCCGCACGAGGGGCGAAGCCGATCGTGGCCTACACGTCGGGCATGATGGCGTCAGCCGGGTATTACCTGGCGGCTGCGGCCGATCGAATCGAGGCGTCGGCGGATGCAATGGTCGGTTCGATTGGTACCATTGCCGAGCATCAAGACATTTCGAAAGCCTTGGACGAATTCGGAGTCAAGGTCACGAATTTGACCAATGTCCGATCCCCCAACAAGGCGTTGGGCAATCCGTATGAACCGCTGAGCGCCGACGCGAAAGCGAAGCTGTTGAGCTTCGTTGATTCCTACGGCGAGTCGTTCATTTCGGACGTGGCCCGCTATCGAAACACGACGCCCGATAACGTGGCTGCCACCTACGGCGGCGGCGACGTATTCCGGGGGGATGTGGCCATCGGCCGAGGGATGGTTGATCGAGTAGTAACAGGTTTCCGCGAAACGCTTCGCGGTGTTCAGCCGGCGGCAACGTCCGGCGTTTACGCTGGCTCTTTTTTCACGAAGGAAGTTTCTATGGAAATCTCCAAGAAGATTCGCGCTCAAATGTTTGCGTCTGGTTTGATTGAATCGCCGGACGTGAGTGACGAAGTTTGCAATGCGGTCCTCAAGGCTTGGTGTCTCGGCACCGTGCCGAGCGACGAGGCCGCGGTGTTGCGAATGATTGCTCGCGGCCCGCACATGAAGACCAAGCCGAAAGCCGAGACGGCGGCGGCCGAAGACCCGACCGATGTGATCGAAGACGAAGGGGACGGCGGCGACGGCGCCGAGAAATCCACCCCGGCGGCCACGCCTCCGGCGGCCAAGAAGAACCGTGAGCAATTTGAAGCCCGCGCGGCGGACCTGAAGGCATCGGCGGATTTGTTCCGCGGCGTTCACGGCCCGGACGCAGTGAGCGAACAGCAGCTTGTCCAAGCGATCGCGGCCAACATGACCACGGCGGGGGCGGTGAAAGCTTGGACGGAGGCTTTGGGCACCGACGATTCGGTTCCCGTGCGATCCCCACGAGTGACGGTCAAGGGCGACGGCCGATCGCGGTTCGCCGAAGATGCCGCGATGGGCTTGGCCCTGCGAGCGGGTGCCAAGATCAAGAACCCCTCGCCGGCAGTCACGGCGCTGGCGTCCTATCCCCTCTTCGCGATTGCCGGGCGGTGCCTGGAAATGAGCGGCGAGAAGGTGGACCCATACAGCGATCGCGAAGAGACTGCCTTGCGGGCGATGGAAGCCGGCGCGAATCGCGGGAGAACCGTTTCCTACGGCGCCAACGAATCGGCTCGGTACATCAGGGCGGGAGGCGCCTCGGCCACTCGGCCGGGTGATTTCCCGCACATCCTTTCGAACCTCGCGAACAAGTTCATTGACAGCGTGGAACTCGACGAGGACTATTCCTACCCCGCCATTTCGGCTGTCCTGCCGACCGGCCTGGACAACTTCAAGGCGACCCCCCTGATTAACAAGGGCACGGTCGATGAAATGGATGAGGTCGGCGACGGCGCCACGGCCAACGAGCTTGGCATCAGCGAGGAGTTGCTTTCGTACCTGTTCATGCAGCGCTATCGAAACAAGTTCGGTTGGACCCCCGTGCTGGTGGCCAACGACGACATGAACGCTTTCGCGGAATCCATGCTGGGCTTCGCGACGGCGTGGCAGCGGACGCAAAATCGCCGGGTGCTTTCCATCTTGACGGCCAACGCGGCGCTGCTGGACGGCACGGCTTTGTTTGCTGATCGGGCCAACGCTGCCGCGGGCGGTGCTACCAACAACAACGACCGCACTTCGGGCGGCACGCCATCGGACGCGGAATGGGAGGCGATGAGCATTCTTTACAGCGACATCGCTGGGGTCGGTTCGACCGCCCGCGTGCGGGGTGCGCTGAACACGGTGCTCGTTCCGACCGGCACGGTTCAGTTCAACGCCCTGCGAATGTTCGCGCCGTTCGGTCAACTCGGCGAAGAGAAGGTTGCAGTGACCACCGCAACGACGGGTATCTTCCGCGGTTCGGTCAACGTGGTTGCGGATTCGGAACTGCGGGCGAATTCGGCGGTGATTTGGTACGGGCTGCGAAGTCCGACCGTCATCAACACGGCAACGGTTGTTCGGGCCTATTTCAACGGGTTCGGCGAGCAAGGCCGGCGGGAGACCTGGTACGACCCGGAGCGGCAAACGACCTGGATTTCCTTGGAAGGCCGGATTGCCGTGGCGGCCAAGAACTGGCGGTATGCCATCCGTAACGCCGGGGCGTAAGCCACCGTCCTTTCGGGTGGAATGATTCAACGCCTGCCGCGCTGTGCGGCGGCGGTCCTTGAACTGATTTCGATTTTCGGAGAAATGACAATGACGCGATCGACTCGCACCTATCGTTACGATTTCCGCGGTCATCATTTGATTGCCGCGACGGCCAGCAATACGGGCGGCGTGTGGTCGAAGGCCGACACGTCCGCTGCCGGCGCCCCGACCTTGATTGGGCTGAGCGGCGGCGGCATTCGGCTGGGCCTGGAAGCCACCAGTGAAGTTCAGAATCTGTGCCTCTATATGGGGGACATTCTGCCGTTTTTGATCGCCGATATCATCGCCATGCGAGTGATCGCGAAATGTACGGCGGCGCTCGACTCCACCACGTCGATTGCGTTCGGGCTTGGCTCGGCGCGGAACGATGCGGTGGCCAGTATGACCGCGCGGGCTTGCTTCAAGCTGGCCGGTTCTCAGGCCGTGGTCGTTGACACCGACGACGGCACGACCGAACGGCTGAGCGTGGCCACGGGCCTCGTGCTGGGCAACGCCTGGAGCAAATTCGAGATTCGGTTTGCCGACGCTAACGTGACTCGCGACCCGCCCGCCGTTTCGACGGGGCGGCCGAGCAACATCCAGTTCTTCGGGAACAATGCCTACGGCTCACTCCGCCGGGTGGCCAGCGGGACGGCGTTTGACATGTCGGCCTATGCGTTGGGGTTGCAGTTGTTCGCGCAGATTCAAAAGACGGCGGACACGAACGCTGACGTGTTGGACATCCTGGAATTCGAAGTTGACGTGAACTTGGCGGCGTAAGCCGATTGGCCCAATGCCGACGCGATTCCATACCACGTTCGAGGAGCGTTGCCAGCCGGCGGCCGAGCGTGCCTTTGGCGTGACGGTGACGATCCGAAAGGGGGCCGATGAGACGGACACCTTTACGGCAGTTTTCGACGATGAGGAATACAACTCGTTCGAACTGAAGACCGGCTTGCCGATCAAGGTTCAATCGCGAGTTTGGTACGTGCCGGCGGCGGCTTGCGTGATCGACGCGGTCGAATTCAATCCGGCGGCCGGGCAACGGATCGTTGAAGACGGTGAAGAATACGAAATCCTTCCAATGGCCGGTCGGCCGGCGGCTGAATTGCAGCCGGGCGAATGGCGGTGGCGAATCCATACGAAGCGGGTGACGGCATGAGCGATCGGGACTTTCAACGAATAGGGGCGGCGTTTGCCTTTCCCGCCGTGACTCCGAGCGACACGGTTGCACTGTCGAAGGTCAATAACGAGTGGCCGAGCGGGCTTTCGATCGGCGCGGCGGGAACGCTGCGAGTCACGCAGATTGACGGGACCGTGGTGGACTTCGCGAGTGGTGAACTTGCCGCCGGAGTGATCCACCCGATTTCCGTCAAGATTGTCCATTCGACCGGCACGACGGCCACCCCGATCCGGGTTTATTACAACGTCGGACCGAGGGCGTAATGGCGGCGATTTTGATTGACGTAGCGGAAGCGATCGTTGCCGCGATTGAAGCGAAGCGGCAAGCCAGCGACTACGTGCGGAACGATTTTTTGACCGATTGGGATTTTGAATCGAGGGCACCGGACACCGAACTGACGGACAACGACCTGCATGTTCGTGTGATCGTGCCGAACCGATTCGAGCAAATCGAGCGAAACACGAAAGCGGCCCTGGAGTGGTGGGCGAGTTTCTTCATCGACGTGCGGCAGAAACTCGGCCCCCTCCAACAAGACACCGACCAGACAGCGGACCGCGACAACCTCGCCGATTTGGTGGAGTTGGTCGAGCAAATTCATTTGACATTTTTTGCAAGCCCGTGGCTGACATCGACCCGGAATATCGAGTGGGTGCCGAGCCACGATACGATTGATAAGCGATCCGAAATTCAGTTGGCATACTCCGCGGATTACCTGCGTGAGGACCGGCTGTTTTACGGGTGCCTGAAAGAGTTGTTTCACGTTACGGCATGAGTGCGGCCAGCCATGAAAGCCTCGGTCAAAGTCGCCTGGAACAAAAATGACCGGTTCCTGATCGCGGTGGAACGGGCGAAAGTTGGCAACATGCGAGCGGCCGGATTCGTGATCCAGCAGACGGCGAAGAATTCCATTTCTCACAAGAGGGACCGCGACGCAGCATCCCCCGCCGGATTGACCCCGCATCAACACAAGGCGGGGTTCCTTAAAAGGGCGGTACGGTACGACTACGACAAGCAGGCCGAGACTACGGCGGTCGGATTCATCGCGTCGGCTGTCGGGCCGATCATGCGAACGCACGAACACGGCGGCTACGAAGAGGGCCGCAAGTATCCGAAACGGCCGGTAATGGTTCCGGCCTTGAAACGCAATTTGCGAACGTTTCCCGCCCAGTGGCGGAATTCAATCCACTAACCTGAGAGGGTTTTCAGATGGCAAAGCATCGCGCTGGCTGGGAAAAAATGCTGTTTATCGGGTCCGCTGGTTCAACGGCGGCGACGCTGGTTGAAACGGCGATCGATGTGAACGCGAACATCCCGAACGAATTCGTTGAATCGACCGTTCGGGGGGACGGATCGGCCCCGCCCAAGAAGACCGAGCAATTGGTTTGCCGTGGTGCTGATCCGTCGTTTTCGCTGCTCATCAAAGACGGCGACGCGGTTCAAACGACGATCCTTGCCGCGGTTCGCGGTGGAACGGCGTTGGCGGTCAAAGTCATCACGTACATTGGCGGGCCGACCGAATTCGACGGCGACGTGTACCTGGAATGCGAAGCCCCTGGCGCCTTGAAAGATTCGCAAACGGTGTCGTTTACTTGCCACCCGACCGGCGATTATCGCCCGTGGGCAAATTCGTAAGCTGACGCGACGGATTCAGCGATAGCCGCGAATTCAGCCAGCCAGCCAACCAGCCATCCAGCCAACAAACCAACCGAAGAGAGGTAAACGAACATGGCACAAGTCACGGTCAACCAAAATTACGTCGGCGCTGCGGCCTATTCGAAGGTCAATGCCAACACGATGGACAGTATCCAAAAATTAGACCCGACGGTGCCGGCGAACGTGGCGGCGCAGACGGGCACGTTGACCACCCGCACAAGCGACACGGCCGGGGTGGCGACGCTATCCACCGGTCACGGGGTCACGACCGGCCTAGTCGATTTGTACTGGTCCGGCGGTCGGCGGTATCACGTGACGGCCACGGTTGCCACCAATGCGGTCACGTTTTCCGGCGGCGCTGGCGACGTGTTGCCGGCGGAAGATGATCCAATCACGGTGGCCAAACGAGTGTCGATCGACCCCATGCTGATCGAGGGGGATGATATGTCTTCCTTGATGGCGTGTTACGTCAACGGATCATCGAGCACAGCCCGTGCGACTCTCGATTTACTCGATTCCGGCGGAGCTTCGTTGCTGGTCTACGAACTGACGCAAAACCAATTCCAAGCGTGGCTACTGAGTTCGGGAGACACCAATCCGCTGGCCGGCGATTCTGTGGTCGAGGCGACCGTTTCGCATGATGCCACCACGGCGGGGGTTCTGAACTTTGAAGCAGGGCAGGATGTGACCCCATAACGATTCGACCAAGCAAAATTGCGGTGTCACAGCGCCGCGGATTGTTACCACCGTTGCTCCGCCATTCGTGGCGGAACTACCCCGCCCGGCGGAGACTGTGACTCCGCCGGGTTTTCGTTTTTCAAGCCGGAAGGAATTTCACAGAATGGCTAGTTTCCGTGACTGCAAAGGCGTGGAGTGGCAGGTTGAATTTGATGCGTTGGTCTTTGAGCGAATTCGCGACGAAACGAAGATCGATTTGGCCGATGTGACGGGGGGTGGCTTCGAGGCCATTGGAGCGGTTCCCGATCAAGCGGCGGCGTGCGGCGACGTGACGAAATTGGTTCGCGTTCTGAGAATCATTTGCGAGCCGGCATGGCAGGCTAAAGCCCTTTCTGGGGATGCGTTTTCCAAGCTGATCCGCGGCGAATCGATCGCGACCGCTCGCGCTGCCATCCTGGGAGGGGCGGCCGATTTTTTCCCAGCGAACGAATGGTCCGCGATTCTGTTGAACTTGGGGAAGCGGGCGACCTTCCGCAAGAGCTTGACCGATCTGGCGTTGGCGGCCCCGTTGTTGGAGCAAATGGATCGGCTACCGAAGGAGGCACGCGACGCGGCGATGGCGTTGGCGTCTGGCGGTTTGCAGACATTGGAATCGGCGGCCGGCTCTGCGTCTGGCCCGGATGCCACCCAGTCGAGTGCTGTTGGAAGTTAGCCGGTGAGACCGGTTTCCACCCCGCCGGATTGACGTTGCGGCGGCTGTGGATGATGGCGGTCGGGCGGCGTGAATCGCGTCGCCGCGAGATGTTGGAATCCTGGGCTTGCAACGGAGACGACGGCAAGCGGTACGATGTTGAGCGGTTCCTCAAGACGGGGGCCGTGGCGAAGTTCCAACGGGTGAATCCGAACGACATCCCGTTGACCCCTCAAATCGCGGCCGAGATGGAACGCCTGAAGGCCCACGAGGAAAGGTTGCGACATGGCAAGCGGTGACATCAAGGCTGGCGGCGCTTATGTGCTGTTGGCATTGAAGGATACGTTCACGAAGGAATTCGCCAAGACGATGGCGACGGCGCAGCGGTCGGCGGCCGTGGCCGGCGCGTCGATTGGCCGGACGTTGAATTCCGGTTTGGCCGCGTCAGGGAGTGCCATTCGCGGGGTTGGCGCGATTGCCACCCAGGCGGGTAAGTCGGTCGAAAGCCTGGCGTCTTCCCTCAACAAGGCAGGTTCTGGTGCGATCAAGTTGGGTGCGATCCCAATCGCCGGGGTAGTCGCATCCGCGCGGGAGTTCGCCAAGTTCGACGATGTTCTCCGCGAGATCGAAGGATCGACCGGCGCGACCGCGGACGAAATGCGACGCATCACGGAAGCCGCCAAGGCGAGCGAGGCGGGGGCCACGGCAACCGCTTCGGCTTACCTGGAATTGCTCAAGGCGGGGAGCGACCTGAACACGGTTCTCGGCGGGGCTGGCGACGCGGCGATCCAGTTTGCCAAAGTGTCCAAGATGCAGATGGCCGAGGCCGCGGTTGTGATGGCCGATGCAATGAACGTGTTTGGCGAATCGGCGGCGACGGTGGGAAACACCATGTCGGCGGCGGCGGATGCCTCGTCCACGTCGGTTCAGTCGATGGCTCTTTCGTTCTCTCAGGCTACCGCCGTTGCGGGGCTGGCGAATCAGACGCTTGAAGACACCGCTGTGGTGATGGCTATGATGGCCAACGCGGGGGTGAAGGGTTCGGATGCGGGCACGTCGGTACGAACGATGTTGCTGCGGCTGATGACACCGGCGGCGGAAGCAATTACCGCGCTGGAGTCGATCGGTTTGGAGGCGGCTTCTTTCCGCGACGCCAACGGCAAGATGCTTCCGATGGTGGACATCCTGGACCGCATCGCGGGGGCGACTGCGAATTTGGACGATGCGGCCCGTGACAACGCTTTCCGCGACATCTTTGGGCAGGATGCGATCCGAGCTGCGGCGATTCTCGGCACGGCTGGGCCGGCGGGCTTTCAGGCGATGAAAGATGAGATGGCCGGCGCTGCCACGATTGCCGAGAAGTACGACAAGATGATGGGGGGGCTGTCGGGGACGATGCAGAAACTTGGTGCGGCGGTTCAGTTGGCGGCAATCGAAATTGGCGAATCGCTTGCGCCGGCGATGGTCACGATTGCCAAGGCCGTGACGCAGGTTGTGAAACGATCGGCTGAGTGGATTCGAAAGAACGGCAAGACGGTGGCCATCGTTGCCGCCCTGTCGGCGGGGCTTGTCGCGGGGGGCTTGGCGTTGACCGGGCTGGCCGCGGCGCTGTCGGTTGTGGGTGCGATCCTCGGCGGCATCGGGACGCTGTTCGCGGTCATCACGTCCCCGCTTGGGATTGTGGTTGCCCTGTTGGCTGGAAGTGGGGCCGCGTGGCTGGCGTTCACACAATCGGGCCGAGATGCCGTCGGATCGATTGGCGAGGCCCTGGGTGGGCTGCTGGGCACGGCCCGCGAAGTGTTCGACGGGGTTTTCGCGGCGCTGTCGCAAGGCGACTTGGCGTTGGCCGGCGAGATCATGGCGGCGGCTCTTGATGCTGGGCTGCGGGCTGGAATGACCAGCCTGCAGGATGCAACCGGCGGGGCGTTCGGCGATGTGCTTGTCAATTTCGGTGGGCTGATCGATTCGCTGATCGGGGTGTGGCAGTGGTTCGTGGATTCGGCCGGCTCGATGTGGGACGCCTGGGGCAAGTCGATTTACGACACGGCGGCGGCGGCGTTTGAGAAGTTGCGGGCGCTGTGGAAGCCGATCGCTGAACAAATTTTGAAAGATGCAAGTGCATCCAAAGAGGACGCCGCAGTCTGGAAAACGGTCCTAGGTGTGGATATGCACGAAGAGGGCACCAAGGCGAGTGTGATGGATGCCACGTCGCGGCAGCTTAATAAGCGTGGTCTGGCTGAAGCGATCGATATCAACATCGGAAAATTGTCGGAGCAACTGGCCCTGCCGGAGGGGCATCGGGATAATGCGGAAATCGAAAGCCTTCAAAAGGCGATTGCAACTGCCGAGGCACAGTTGCAGAAAATTGAAGAGGGCGGTTCAAAGACAGGCCGCGAGTCGCTGTTGGCTGATGCCCTGGACAGTGTGGGACAAACCGTTTCCGAGTGGGATCGCATCCGCGAGCAAGGGGGGCCGGATGCGGCGCCGATGCGGTCGATGATCGAAGAATTTTTGGCCAAGCAAACCGACAAGGAGGGCGGGGACGCGGCTGCCACCAGATTGCAGGAATTGCTTGACCAGGCGAAGGCACAGCGCGAAGCGGCGAAAGCAGAATCTGAGAAGCCGAAGGCGGGCGGTGGAGTGAAGAACAGTAAGTCGGCGCTTGCCGGGAATGACTTGTTGCCGGGTGGCGACGGCGCGGCGGTCGGCACGAACGTGGCCCAAAGCGTTACCACGTTTTCCGCCCGCGGGGCCGCGGCGATGGGCTATGGGATGCAGACTGCCGCCCCTCAAGAGCAGGTCGTCGCCGAACTTAAGAATCTCGCAAAACAGCAAGCGGCGTCCGGTGAAGTTGAGAAGGCGCAGTTACGCGAGATCGAAGCCATTCGGGCCGGGTTCGTGCTGGCCTAAACGACGGGGATTGATTTGATGAATTTTGACCTGATGACCGGCAACGAGAAGACGTTGGACAACTCGCCGAACGGGTTGACGATTCGGCGGTTTTTTCAGATTCGTGACGCGATGCCGTGGGGCGGCGGGCAGGACCATTTCGATTACGTGTCGGAACAGGCCATCGCATTTATTCGCGCGAGTTACCCCACATACGGCACGTCGATGGGGACACTCTATTGGAATACGATCCAGATTCGTGAAAATGCCTACGTGCAAAACTACGCGCTGGAGGTGACTTACGGAAAAAACAATCGGGAGGTGGGGGTGTATCAGGTCCAATACGACGATGCCGGCGGAACGGTGAATGTGAAGAGCGGCGAGGTTGTCGGCGTGTGGGGCGCGAATGGGCCGGCGGCGCTGATCGGCAAGGCGGCGGTGATCGGCTTGGACGTGAAAGGCGAGCAGGCCACGGGCGTTGATATTCCAACCTCCAATCCCAAAGTAACCGTTATGTTCCGGCACGCTCAAGGGAGCCTCACGCAGGCTTATCTCAAGAGTATTTCCGCCCTGATTGGGCACATGAACGATGATGCCTTCATCGGGTACGATGCAGGTGAAGTGATGTTCCGTGGAACCAACGCGACGGCCACGGCGGTCGAGACCACGGCCAGCTATCATTTCGACATCAGCTTCAACGAGGTCAACCTCGATATCGGCGGCATCGTGATTGCCAGCAAGAAGGGGTGGGAGTTGGTCGATACCGTTTGGAAATCGGACGTTCTGAACGGCAAGCCGACCACGGTTGCAGATTATCTCGTAACCACCCTACCGGGCGGCCTGAAGCCGAGAAACTATGTTCCGGTTTTCATGTGGGGAGGGCCGTAATGCCCGGAAAATACGACCGCTATTCAGCCGGGCAACGGATGCGACTTCCGGCGGCGGCGCAGATCAACGCCTGGACAGAGGCCGCGGAAGATTTTGCCAAGCGGCGAAAGCAGGGGACGCCCGCAACGCCAGCCGTCGGGCCGCGAGATACCGACGTGATTCGCGTCAGAAACATGACCGGCGACGATCGCCTGGAAGGCGAAGTTCTCCGCATCGGTGAGAAGATTATCGATAATCTCGATAAGTTTCATATCTGGCATGAAGGTCTGATTTGCAATGGCTGTGGCGATTGGGGAATTGCGATTCGGGCGATGCCCTACGACGGGATCGACCAACTGCAAGTGAGCGGGGTTTGTCTTGCGTTGGTTGATGTCACCGAAGAAGGGCATACGTGGGCCGGCGAAAAGATCGGCGAAACGCATCTCGTTAGCGACACTCAGGGGGGGGCGAAGATTCTATGGAAAGAATCCGGGATCGGCTTGAAGGTCGCGGTCGTGAACCTTGGACCGCATCCCCGCCTTGGTCTGTTCCAATTGGGTGGCGAGTGGGAAGCCGGCGGTGGTGGATCATCGAGCGGCGAGCCGTGCGCCCCGGCCGGCTGGATGCGAATGGAAGATTGTACGCCGATCATGTTTTTCGATGGGGCTTGTAGTTACGCGCCGCACAGTGACCCGGAAACATTGTGGCACGCGGCCGGGTATCTTGGCCAGTTTCGCGGCGACCTGCTAAGCCTTGGCGCGTCCCTTAATTACGTACTGCCAAAGTACGGTTGCGGCGATTATGTCTGGTGCTTTTGGAACGACCACGAATGCCGTTGGCAGATCATCGGCCCCCCGGAAGATCACATCCGATTTGAGCTTGCCGAGGCCCTTCTTCGGGGCGGCTCCGCGGCGGCGAAGTTGCGGATTTTGGTCGGCGGAAGCTACATTACGACCGATGTTGATTTGACGGTTCACGACGCCCATGAATTGGTGGACGCCTGCAACGGGTACGCGCTGGGTTACGGCATTGCGAAATGGATGAATGACGGTTGCCGGCTGGAGGTGATCGGCATTGGGAATTTCTGCGAAGACAGCAGCAGTTCCAGCAGTAGTTCTAGCGGGTGCCCCCTCACGTTTGACTATGACCGGATCGCGGTCGATGGGTGTTATCAGACCATCACTCACATGAGGCTGACTCACAACCCGAAAACGTGCGACACCAGTAGCAGCCTTTTGAGTGAGGAAACCTACAGCGGCTGCCCGTCGCCGAGTGTCCCGCCGTGCGAATTCACGATCGACTATGACACGGTCGCGTTGGGGGGGTGTACGATCACGGTCACGCATCGCCGCAAGACGGTGGACCTGTACGGTTGCACGATTACTGACACGGTGCTTGGTACTGATTCGCTGAACGTGTTGGAGTGCTGTTGTGATTCGTCGAGCAGTTCCAGCAGCGGCCCCCCTAGTTCGAGTGGCCACCCTAGTTCCAGCGGTTCCAGCAGCGGCCCCCCTAGTTCGTCGGTTTGCTGTGAGTGTCCGCTGAATCCGTTGTCACTCGACATTTCGGGCACCGTGCAGAACGACGGCCTGGGCACGATCGCGTTGGATTCGAACCCCTCGACCAACATCTACATTTACAAGACGTTTATTGAGGGTGAGACCATTCACATCAAGATCGATTGTGCGGACGGCCCGGACGGATTCACCGCGGCGATCGCCGTCGGCGACGATCCTGACCCGGAAGATTACGGCACGCCGGTCGCGTTCGCTTGCGGCGCGGAGAGCGTCAGCGGCACGCATACGGCAGACTTCGGAGATGGCGACGGCTCCGAGGAATTCGATTGGGGATTGCAAATAGGGTGGTCGTCGTCATGCCCTAATCTGGACCCCTCTGGAAGCAGTAGCGGCGGCTGTCCAAATCACACGACGTTCTCGGCCGTGACACTCGACGGCGCCGCCGCCACGGCCTACACGGGCGCCACCGCGCCGCCTTTTGACAGCGGCGACGATTTCACCGACTTTTTCCCGACCGCCGGAGCGGCCGAGGTCTGGTACAAAAAGACCGGCACAAAGCAAATGTATTTTTGGGCCGGCCCGCCCACCGATACGCCCTGCGAAAACGCCGACCCGACGCTCGAAACCTACCACACGTTTGGGTATGACACGGATACCTTTTTGAACCATGAAACGATGTGCTGCGATGCGGCTTGGAACGGCACGGAATACGATGTGGACAACATCGACATCGACGCGGTGGCGACCCCATGATGGAACAGCGCCGGACAATCTGGCTGATGGGCTATCCTGGCGACATCGGCGGCGCCTGCACGGAAGCCTGGCACACGATTCAACTGTGGCGGCGGTTCGGGCTTGACGTTCATTTGATCCCGACATGGAAGGCCCCCTCGGATTGGAGGGCTAAGTGCGACGCGATTGGATGCGTGACGCATGAGGTCGGGCCGGCGGCTTTCGAGCAAGTCGAGGGGCTGGCCGGCGCAACGGTGGTTTCTCTTTGCAACGAAAATTTCTTGGCTCACGCGGGGCGCTTGCGGGCGATCGGCTGCCGGCTCGTTTGGGTTAATTGCATGACCTGGCTTTTTCAGGCCGAGCGGCAGTTCTACCGGCAATCCGGCCCGTTTGAGGCGTTCCTATTCCAGTCGGATTTTCAACGTAAGCAACTTGAGCCGCACCTGTCGGCGTTCGGCTACCAACCGAAAACGGGGCACGTGATCCGGGGGGCGTTCGATTTCTCTGAGTGGACGTTCGCCCCTCGCCCGCGGGCGCCTGGGCATACGTTCGTTGTCGGCCGGGCGGCGCGGCCTGACGGCGATAAGTGGTCAAGCAACACATGGAAGATTTACGGCAACATCCAGTACGCCAACAAGCAGGCCCTGATGCTGGGCATGAACGAAACCACCCACAAGAAGACCGGGAAGCCGCCCGCGTGGGCGAAGTGCTTGAAGCCGCGCGAAATTCCCGCGCTGGATTTCTTCCGCCAGCTTCACTGCCTGCTACCGATAAACGGGGGGGCGAAAGAAAACTGGCCCCGCGTGGGTCTGGAGGCGATGGCGGCCGGCGTGCCGATCGTGACACAAGATGCCTGGGGCTGGCGTGAAATGATCGAACACGGCCGAACCGGGTTCCTTGGTGCGAACGACGAAGAGCTTGCCCATTGGGCCGCGACGCTGGCCTACGATGAACCCCTTCGATTGCGGATTGCGAAGGCGGCCCGCGAACGGCTCGTCGATGAGTTGGCCAGCCCGTTCGTTTTGTGGTCTGGCTGGCGGCGCTTGCTCGATTCTGTGGGATCCGAAAACCGGCGAGAGGTGGCAGCTTGATTTCTTCCGTTGTGCTCAACTGGAAGCGGCCGGCGAACGTGCTGAAGATCGCGGCCGGTTGGCGAGATTCGAATTTGGTTTCCGATCCGATAGTGTTTTGCAACGCGGCCGGGGAGCGATACCGCATCCCACCCGGCGGAGTGACCGGTTGCCGGATGATCGAAGCCCGCGAAGACTTCGGACTTTACACTCGTTTCGCCGCGGCGTGCCTTGTGAAGTGCGAATGCGTCCTGATTCAGGACGACGACTTGATCGTGCCGGAATCGACGCTGGGGTCCTTATTCGCGGCGTGGCAGGCCGAGCCGGAAAGGTTGCATGGAATCTTTGGGCGTGGGCCGGATGCGAGCGGGGCCTACGCTCGGCAATTCCGGGGGCGGCACGATGTGCCAATTGTGCTCACGCGGGCGCTGCTGATGCGGCGCGAGTACGCCTGGAAATTCTTTGCGGCGGCTGAGCACTTTGCGGCGATCCAGCGCGACGGGCGGCCCGTGGGCAACGGCGAGGACATCATCTTGAGTTATGCGGCGATGGCCGAAAGCGGCAAGATGAATCGGATCCACGACCTGCCGATCGTGGAACTGCCGGCGGTGGATGCGATCCACGCCCGGAATTGGGGTCAGCATGTTGCCCATAGAACCCGCTTGATGCGGGCGTGTGAACACTGGTTGAAAACGAAGAGGGACGAACGGAAATGAAAGTTGCGTGTCTGTGTCCGACGTACAAGCGGCCGCGAGAACTGGCCGAGGCGATCGAATCTTTCCGGCGGCAAAGCTATCCCGTTGACCAGCGGGAACTGATAATCCTGGACGATGCTGGGCAGTACCTCCCCGATGCGGCGGATGGGTTTCCCGGAATCAAACTGGTCACGATGAAGCATCGTTTCCGTACGCTGGGCGAGAAGCGGAACGCATCCGCCGGGCTTTGCTCGCCGGACGTAGAGGCGTTCGTGGTGTGGGATGATGACGATATCTATCTGCCGTGGCACGTATCCGCCGCGGTTGCGGGGCTGGCCGCTGCCGACTTCACGATCCCGTCGGAAATCTTGATCGACAAGAAAACTCGCTTGGAATCAAAGGCAAACCAATCGCTATTCCACGGTGCATGGGCGTTCCGGCGTGAGGCGTTCGAACGGGTTGGCGGCTACCCGTGGATTCAGAGCGGGCAGGACCAGGGGCTGTTGAAGCGGCTCAAAGCGGCCAGGCTGCGGTGCGCCGATCCGATCAAAATCGATCCGAGGCCGAGCTACGTTTACCGTTGGTACACTTCCCACCGGAATCACATTTCGGCGATGGGCCACGATGGCTATGAACGACTCGGCCAGTTGCCGACGACCGGGGGGCAGGCTCTGAAGTTCGGTTGGTCGCAAGACTGGGAAGCGATGGCATATTCAACAAGGGGGGCTAATGCCAACGCAACGACAACATGAAAAGACGATCTGCAAATTCATCCGCGGCGCGGCGCCGAACACGCTCTACGACATCGGCGTTGGGCCGAAATCCGAATGGCGAACGCTGCGGGAGGAGTATCCGCGGTTGAAGGTGTTTGGCTGTGAACCCCATCCGAAGATGTACGCGGACCTGCTGGCGGCAAAGTTCCCCGGCCCGCTCTATCCGGTGGCCATCAGCGACCAACAAGGGCGGGCGAAGTTTCATGTGGCCGCGTCGAATCGGATGTGTTCTAGCCTGTTGCCGATTCCATACGCGAACGATGGGGCGGCAATCGAAGTGGACTGCATTACGTTGGACGAATTCGACGCGATGGCCGGCAAGCCCGACCGCATCGTCCTGTGGATCGATATCGAAGGCGCTGAGCTTGCCGCGTTCCGAGGGGGAGCCGAGTTGCTCGCATCGGGCCGCGTCCGATGGATCAATCTGGAGGAACGGCGGAACGGCCACAAGCCGACGGAGGGGTGGGCCGATCCGCTGGAAGTTCACAATCTGCTGAAAGCCGCGGGCTACGTTCGCACGGCAAAGTACAACAAGCATCCCACCCATCAAGACGTGATCTACAAGCACCACGCGGAGCGATGATCGTGCTGAAGGTTTTGACCATGACCGCTTACCGGCGGCCGAGCTACACTCGCGAAGTACTCTCCGCGCTCGCCCGCTGTGAGGGCATCGCCGACTGGGTGCTGATGCCGAACATCGAGCCGGGCTGCGAAGAGACCGCGGCGGCGTTCGAAGGCTGGTCGGACTGTGAAATCCAGCCGATCAGGAATCCCTCGAAGCTGGGGTTGAACCGCAACACTCAAAACGTCCTCGGACGGGCGTTCCGCGCGAAGGCCGAAATGCTGGTCCACGTCGAAGATGACACGGTCCCCTCGCCGGACGCCTTGCGGTTTTTCGAATGGGCGATCGGCGACGTGATGATTCCGAACCGGCTTTCCTGGGATCGGCATCAAATCCTTCTCGCGAGCGGGTATAACCGGCCGAAGATTAAGCCCCTCGAATCGGAGTCGCATCAAGCGCGCACGCGGCCGATCTGGACGCCGTGGCTATGGGGAGTCGATTCCAGCCGGCTGGCGTGGCTGATGGCCAACTGGTGTACGGCCAACCAGAAATGCTTCACCTGCAAATTCAAATCGAGCTATCGTCCGACGCGGCGGGAAATCTACCCCACCTTGAGCCGGTGCCAGAACATCGGCTACGAGAGGGGCGAGAACGGTAGGACGCCGGAATGGTATCGCGCGAACCATCGGGCGCCGTTCGTGGCGGGAGAATTGCCCCATCAAGAGTGGTCGCTCGCGAATCGGTAAAGATGGCTATTTGCTAGCCGTTGCTTCGATCCCCGCCGCGATGATGATCTGCAGCGCATCCGGTCGGGTGGTTTTCTTTTTCTTCGCGAGCCGATCAATCGCGGCAAGCTGCTGTCGGCTTGTCGCGAGACCGGCGACGCGGCGCGATGTGCTGCGGCTATCGGGATCGACCGGACGGCCGGGGCGGCGGCCGGGCTTCGCGGCCTGGCGCTTATATGCGGCGGGTTTTTTCGGCGGTTTCTTTGGTGATTTCATTCGATCAAAAATAGTCGCGACGGCTCGGCAACGCAACATCAACGGGCGTTTTCGCGAAGAAAATCTCCCCACCTTTGGGATTTATTTGGAAATCGCAGACACGGTAAAAACAAGGAAATTCGCGAAATCTTTCGGCAAACGCTGAGAAAACGAATAAAGTCCGATTGCAATTCTGTTCGAACAAAATTAACGTATGCAAATCAACTGCGGGTGCGGTTGGAAACGAAACGCGGAAAACGAAAACAAGGAACGAACGATGAACGCAACTATGACTGAAAAATGGGTTGTCATTTGCACTGGCCACGATCACGGAGCCCAGGACGTGCATTTCATCCGGCCGACAAAGAAAGACGCCGAACGATCTGCGAGATTGTTTCGCGAGTGCGGATACCAAGTCGAGGTTAAGCAATTCACGCGGTAGAGGCGTTGATTCACCACCGCTCGGCACATCGCCGGGCGGCACCAAAACCCGGCGGGGTGAACACCGGTTGATCGGCTCGCGGTGAGCCGGTGAGGTTTCTTTTATTGGGAGGGTGAGACGATGAAATTTCAGAAGAGTGTTCACGAGAACGTGGCCAGCGAATTCGACAGTAAGCTGGCAAAGACGCTCGCCGAAGGATATCGAATCGTGCCGGGCACGTATTGCTATACGTCGATGGTGCGACATTACCCGGCGACGAAGTACGATAATCCGCGGAATGAAACGGCGAACGATTATTTCGTTGTTGTCGAACGCGACTCGGACACGATTGGATAACGGCTCGCGGAAGCCGATAGCCGAGAAGGTTCCGCCGGTGAGCCGTGAGAGCCGGGCTTTGACATCGGGCCAAATCCACGGCGAGACGTTTCCTTGCGTCATCCCCGCCGGTCGCGGACATGGGGCCGGCGGGGTTTAATTTCTGCAACTTTCAACCTGGAGGATTTACTGTGAGCTTCGATCTTTGGGGGGGCGTGCGAATCCCGATCGTGTTGTTGTCGGGCGAGATCAAATGCGGGAAATCCCTGTGGGGTTTATTGGTTGATCCGAATTGCCGACGGCCACGATCAGAGGTTCAACCGACGACCATTTGGTGGGATGTGGAGGGGTCAGCCGAGACCTACGCCGGGTCGCTGAACTTTGATTGGAAGGACGTTCGCAAGGCGGTGTCCGACGGCTACCATTTGCGGGTGGCAAAGGCCGGGCCGAACGATCCGAAGTGGCGGCGGATTCTGATGGAGACCGCCGACGTGAACGATTCGCCGTCGGCGAGCTTGTTCCGCGCTTGGTACTTGCACCTGCTTTCGATCGAACCGGGTCGCTACGCCGTCGGCGGGGTGGACACGTTCACCCCGATTCAGGAGGGGCTGATCGAATGGCTGCGGCGGCATCCTGAAGCGTTCGGGCGCACGTCAGTGCAGTACGACAAAGCCTCGTCGATGTTTCTTTGGCCCGACGTGAAAACGATGCTGAGCTACATTCTCGCGACCGATTGCCGGTTGCTGTTCGAGACGTTCGTGCTGACGGTCCACTTGAAAAACGAGTGGGCCGGTGGGGCTAAGACTGGGCAGAGAGTGGCCGAGGGCCTGGATGTTCTCGGAAAGTTAGCGTCGGTCATTTTGAGATTGGACCGAACGCCAAAGGCGAAAGAAAAAGACCCACCCCAAAAGCCGTCCGCAATCGTTGGCGGACTTTCACGATTGATGCGATTTGGCGCGACGGCTGAAGAGGATCGGCCGATCCTTCCGCCGCGATTGCCAGACGCCTCGCCGGACGCGATCCGTGCGTACATCGCGGCCCCCCCCGACTTTGCGAACCTGAAGCCGGCGGAGCGGATGCCCGACCAATCGTTGACTGAAGACCAGCGGTTGCAAATCGCGGCGGCCACGGCGGCGAACAATCTGGCGGCGGAAGAGACCGCCATGACGCGGCTGGAAATGATGCGGCGGGCGGCGGGCGCGCCGTCGGCGGCGGTGGTGTCTGGGGCATCGCCGTTGCAGACGGAATCGCTCGCCGGCCCGTCCGCATCAGTGCCGGATTCTCGTGATTCGGTCCCCCCGGATGACGGCCCGGCGATGGCCACGGCGGCTCAAATTCGCGAGCTTGAACAGCGTTTGGAAAAAACTTTCCCCACTCCCGAAGAGGGGCGGGAGTGGTTTCTGAAGGGGAGCGGTGGTGTTCGCCCGGCCGAACTGTCTGAGTCTGCTATGGCTGATTGCCTTGCCGCGTTGTGCCGGCTGCAATCCGAGCGGATTCAGGAGGCGGCCGCGGCGAAATTGGCGGCGGCGGAAGTGGCGGTGAATGAGAGTTGGTCGGCGGCGGATGCGGTTGCGATAACTGCGGCTCTGTTGTCCACCCATTCGCCGGACGGATTGGCCACCCAAGAGCAACGGGACGCTATCCGCCGGCTTTCGGAAGCCATCGGTCTGACGAAGGAATATCACGAAGCGTGGCTCACGGCCCGTGGAGTGAATTCGTATCGGTCGCTGTCGTTCGAAGCGGCACAGTCGCGAATCGAAGAATTGGAGTCGGGGACGGTTACTTGTAATTCGCCGATTCCGACGACCGAAGAAACGCCGTTTTAGGGGTGTGAAGTTTCCGCCGTCGTGGCGGTTTTTGTTTCTTTTTTTGGAGGATTATGACATGGTGAAAGTGAACAACACGGAAAGCCGCGGCGAGGCCGGCGGCGGGATGGTCGAGGCGGGGCAGTACCACTGGATGATCGAAGAGGCGGTTGTCGAAGGGCAGTCCCTCAAGGTGGTGACTTCCGTGCTCGCCGGCACGAACAACGCAATGGTGGGACGCAAGCATACGGAGTTTTTCAAACTGAGCGGAAAGGGGGCAAAACGGTTGCGGTGCATTTTGGTCGCGACGGGTGTGATGACCGACGAGCAATGGAATGCGAGCGAAGGAGAATTGGATTTTGATGAGCAATTGCTCAGGGGACTGCAATTCTGTGCTCGAATCAAATACGAGCCTTACCAGGGATCGAAGGAAGAAAACAAGGGCAGGGATTTCCCCCAAATGAACTTCGACATCTGGGGGGTGTTCGATCCGCGCGCGGCGAACGTCCCGAAGGATGCGGATTGCATCGCGATGTTGAAGCCGCCGGCTTCCGTGGCCGGTCAACCGCAATCGGCCTCGCCCGCTGCGAAGCCCGCCGCGACGGCTACGGAGAAGCCGCAATCCAAGTTTGGGTGGTAGCGGTAACGATCCTCCAACCGTGGGGCGGCGCGGTGCCTTTGCGGCGGGCGGCCGTCATTTCGACCGCCGCGATTTGAAATTAAAGGAGGGATATGTGACTCCCAAGCAATTAACGCTTTTGGCTCTTGAGCGAATGAAAGGCGACGATGCTGAGAGAGCGCGTTGGAATTTTCGTGGATTTTCAGCGGATCAAATGGAGTTGCCTCATGGACGAAGCGGAAAATCGAGGCGGCAAGTTTTGCAGGAGTACGAACAGGTCGAAAGAGACATTCAAGAAGCCATCAATTGGGTGAATCAACAAGTTTCTTTTTCAGGAATTTTCAGTGATCCGAATTAACACAGCAAGCGACGCATCCCGCGACGATCGCGACCTGCCACGGGTTATCTCGTTTGACATCGAGACCGGGCCGTTGCCGGAGACTCAGTTGCTCCGTGTGATGCCGGAGTTCGTGCCGCCGGCGGCGCCTGGTGAGTTCGATCCGAAAGATGTTTCAGTCCCGAAGAACTGGAAAGACCCCGCGAAGATCAAAGAGAAAATCGAAGCGGCCCGCGCGGCGCATCAAGCTGAGTGCGACGGCTACGTCGCGAACGTCGAAGCCGCACGGAAAAAGCACTTCGCAGACTTCCGCGACGGGGCCGCGCTGGATGCTTCGACGGGGTGGGTTGTCGCGATTGGTTGGCTCGATGCAGGCGAAGAGCAGCCCATCATCGGGCAGGGCAACGGTCTTGACGAGGAGAACGTCCTAGAAATTTTCTGGGGCGAAGTCTCGCGAGCAATCCGCGCATCCATCCCGATGGTTGGCCACGATATCCAACGCTTCGACCTACCGTTTTTGGTTCAACGGTCTTGGTTGCTGGGCGTGCCGATCCCCGCCGGTGTGATGACCGGTGGCAACGGAAGCCGGAAATACTGGAATCCGCTGTTCATCGACACGCTGAAAGAGTGGTGTCTGTACGTCCCCGGCGAGAGGATTGGCCTTGACACATTGGCCAAGGCGTTCGGGCTGGGAGGCAAGTACGTCGGCGAGTGCTGCGGGAAAAACTTTCACGAGTTTTGGTTCTCGGCGGACCCGACGAAGCGGCTTCAAGCGTTCGATTACCTGATGCTTGACATCGAATTGCCGCTGGAAATCGCCCGCCGGATGGGGGTGGTGTGATGAAGGAATTCAATGTCGGCGACTTGGTTAGGCATCGGGCAAGTCATCGGGGTGCGGTTGTCATTGGCGTCGAAATGAGGTGTATCAATCACAGTCGGTTCGAGTTGTGCTGCCTGAACGTGGATCGCAGCCTTTGCAATTTGCAGCCGACGGGCTGCTATGACTTGTCGTTTGATTTTGGCGACGAATCCCAATCCGCTGTGGACGGAATTCTTCTGGAATTAGTGGAAGGCGAGTGATGCCCGCGAAGCTTGAAGAAATCACGGCCGTTTTTCTCCGCGAGACTGTGCGCCGCGAGACCTGGACCGTGGGCATTGTCCGCGGCACCAACGGGGGGCCGGCGCAGTTCTCGATTGTCGGCGACAGCGATCCAGATGAATTCAAGCAGGGGCTGACCTATCGCTTATTCGGGGTCTGGGATCGATCGAATGAAAAGTTCGGCCCGCAATTCAAATTCAAAACGTTCGTGCGAGCGTTGCCCCACGGGCGGGCTGGTGTGGTCCGTTACCTGCAAGAGTGCCGGCACATCGGGCCGAGCACGGCCGGCAAGTTGTGGGATAAATTCCAAGCGGACGCCGTGCGAATTTTGAGGGAACAACCGGAGGTTGCAGCCGCCGCGGTTTCGCGGCTCACGGAGGCCCATGCGGCCGAGGCGGCTGAGGACTTGCGACGGATGCAAGCTATCGAAGGCGCGACCGTCGATCTGATGGACCTGATCGACGGCCGCGGTTTTCCGAAATCGGTTGTGCGTGAGGCCATCCGAATGTGGGGCAACGAGGCGGCCGAGCGATTGAAACGAAATCCTTATTTGACGATGGCTTTCGCGGGGATCGGATTCAAGAAGGCGGATGCTTTTTATCTGGATATGGGATTGCCGCCGTCGCGGTTGAAACGGCAGGCGATGTGCCTGGCCCACGCGGTCGAAACGATCGGCGTCCAGCATGGGCACGTCTGGGTGTCGCTGGACCAAGCGGCCGAAAGTCTGCGGGCTTCGATCGGGGGGGCCGATGTGAAGACGGAGAAGGCAATCAAACTGGCGACGCGCGGGAAGTTGCTGCGGCTGCGAACGGATGCCGCTGGGCAACAGTGGCTGGCAGAAGAGCGAAAGGCAGCGGCGGAAGAATCGGTCTGCCGGATGATTGTGACGGCGTTTGAGGAGGCGAAAAATTCGGCCCCGGCGTGGCCGAGTTTGGACCGGCCGGAGTTCGCGACGTTGACCGACCACCAGCGGGCGGGGATGGCGAAAGCAATCGGCGGCGGCCCGATTGGGATTCTCGGCGGTTCCCCTGGTACGGGGAAAACCTACACGACGGCCCGGCTAATTTCCGCGCTAATCGCGATGTACGGGGCAAAGGAAGTCGCCATGCTAATCGCGATGTACGGGGCAAAGGAAGTCGCCATTATGGCACCGACGGGGAAAGCCGCGGTTCGCTGCCGCGAGGCCCTCGCCGCGAATGGAGTCTCGGCCATCGAGCCGAAAACGATTCATCGGACGCTGGGCGTCGAGTCTGCCGACGGCGGTTGGTCGTTTCGCCATCGCGAGGGGAATTCGCTGCCGTTCAAATTTTTAATCTTGGACGAATTTTCGATGGTGGGTACGGGGCTGTTGCGATCGCTGCTTGCGGCCCGCGGGCGGGGCACGGCGGTCCTGCTTGTCGGGGACGTGGAACAACTCCCGCCGGTGGAGTACGGCGCCCCGTTGCGAGATTTCATCGCAGCGGGCTTGCCGTGCGGCAAGCTTACGGAAATCCACCGGAACGCTGGAACGATCGTGCGGGCTTGTGCGGCGATCCGGGACGGCAAGCCGTTCGAGGTCGATGAAATGATTGACTTGAAAGCGACCCCGCCGCGGAATCTGATGATGATCCGAACCGGGGCGGCGGCGGCCCCCGCGAAAGTGCTGTCGATGCTCAAGACGATTCGCGATGAATCGCCGTTCGATGCGACTTGGGAAACCATGACGCTGGTGGCGGTCAACAAGCGATCGGCGCTTTCGAGAAAGGAATTGAATCCGCGAATCCAGGCGGAGTTAAACCCATCCGGCGAGCGGGTGGAGGGTTCGCCGTTCCGAGGCGGCGACAAGCTGATCCAACTGGAAAATCAATTTCTGAAATTGGACGGCCGCGGGGACGGCGACGGGGACGCGGCTAAGGTGTTGTGTTGTAACGGCGAGTTCGCGCGGGCCGTGGAAGTCCACCACAAGAAGACGGTGGTGGAATTCGACGGGGCCGGCGCGGACGGAAAGCCGCGACGTTGTGTTGTGCCAAGAGGAATCACGGCAACGGGTGGCAAGGATGCCGCCGACGATGGCGACACGGACACGGGGTGCAAGATGGACCTTGGCTACGCAATCACAGTCCACAAGGCTCAGGGCAGCGGATGCCCGGTCGTCATCGTTTGTTTGGATGAATACCCCGGCGCGTCCGGCCAGTTTGGGGTATGCGACCGAAGCTGGCTGTACACGGCGATAAGCCGGGCGGAAAAGTTGTGCGTGCTGGTGGGCACGATGGAGACCGCGCAGGCGATTTGCAGCCGACGGTTCATTTGGCGGCGCAAGACGTTCATGGTTGAATTGTTGCGGGAGTTCGCCTCACAGGTGGGGATTGTTTTTGAATCGCGAGTTGCGGAAGAAATTTGGTGAAGTAGAGGAGTGCGAATGATGGCAGCGACCTCGATCCAATGGTGTGACCACAGCATCAACCCGATTCGCGCACGGTCGATCGCGACCGGCGCGGTTGGCCATTACTGCGAAAAAATCGCCGCCGGCTGCGCGAATTGCTATGCGTCGGCGCTGCAACGACGCTTCCAAATGCCAGAATTCGGCAGTGGGCAAAAGCGGGGGGACGTTGAGCTATTTTTGGACGCCTCCAAACTGGAGGAAGTTCGCCGCCGCAAGAAGCCGACACGCTATTTTTGGTGCGACATGACAGACCTATTCGGCCGTTGGGTGAAGCCCGAATGGCTGCGGGCGTGTTTCGAAACAATGGATTCCACACCGCAGCATACGCACCTGGTCTTGACCAAACGGCCGGAGAACGTGCGGCGGATGTGGCCGCTTCATTCATCGAATGGAAATCCAATTCACGGTGGCAACGTCTGGCTCGGAACATCGATCGCCACGCAGGCCGACGCCGATTGCAACATCCCGGCTTTGCTGAAATGCCGCGGGCTAGCCGCTAAGCTGTTTGTGAGCGCCGAGCCGTTGTTGGAAGCGGTCGATCTTTCGCCGTGGCTTTCGCGGTTGGACTGGCTGATCGTCGGCGGCGAATCCGGGCCACGCGCCCGACCGTGTGACGTGGGGTGGATTCGATCGCTCGTCGCGGAATGCCGAGCCGCCGGCGTGCCTTGCTTTGTCAAGCAATTCGGGTCGCGGCCTGCTGGCCTCCGTGATTGGTGCGATCGCTGCAACCTTGGCTTGCGGAGCGGTCAACACGGGCTCGATTGCGACAAATCGCGGGTGCTTGTCGACCGCAAAGGCGGCAACCCGGCCGAGTGGCCCGATGATCTACGCGTGAGGGAATTTCCAACATGCTGAAAATCAACACGTCGGAATCCCGCGCGGCGACCGCGGCGGCATCGATAACCAACCCGCCGGAGTTGCCAGCGGAAATCGCGGTTCTGCAGTTTGCCGTTTTGGTTGATACTCGTGAGCAACACCCCTGGACGTTCCAAGGGCTGGCCGTCGGCGGGAAGAATCCGGCGCGGCTGATCGTCCCCAGGAAGGTGGCTACGCTGGAGACCGGCGACTACTCAATTGAGTGCCGGCACAGCAATCGATTTTGCATCGAACGAAAATCGGCGAGCGACCTGATCGGGTCAGTCGGTGGCGGGCACGCGAGATTCGAACGTGAGCACGAGCGGATGGCCGTAATGATCGCCGCCGGGGGGGCCGCTTGCGTGATTGTGGAGGGGTCGCTGTCGGCGATCCTGGACGAACTGCGGACTGACGGCCGAGAATCGTCTCGCCGGACGTTGCTGGGCTGCGTGGCTTCGTGGCCGTTCCGATTCGGCGTGCCGTGGCTGTTCGCGGGGGACCGGCGGACGGCGGAAGAATTGGCGATTTTGATTCTGACGAAGTGGTTTGAGCGGTTGGTCGTAGATTCTGTTTCTGTTTCTGTTTCAAATTCTCAGGATGGGGGGTAGTGGTATGGCGAAAAAGAAAGCGGCGGCGAATGTCAAGACGAAGGCGGCGGCGAAGAAAAAGACTGCCCGCAAGAAGGGGCTTTCGACGGAGGTGAAAACGTCCGTGGAAATTACGGCGGCGGAGATCGAAGACACGTCGCCAGCGACCGAAGCCGAAATCGAAGAGGCAAAGACCGAGATTCGTCGGCAGTACAAAGAGGCCGGGATCGATCCCGCCGGGGAAGGGAGTTTCGACGACGACGAATAGCGGATCGGCAAGCAGTCTGACTGTACCAACCGGGGGGGCAAGTTGCCTCCCGGAATCAATTTCTTTTTTTGGGAGGCCATCAAATGGCGAAGCGATCGAAGGGCGAGAAAGTCAAGAAGCGGAAGCGTGTGACCGTGCGGCTGCTAAAACGCGAGCACGCGGGCGAAGTGACCGAGCCGTATCAAATCATGGAGCGGCTGCGGGCGACTCACCACGGCAACTTGGATGGGGCGAAAATCGGTATCGCGTGGCGGCTCGGCTGGCGTGCTGACGGCGACGGGCATCTGAAGCTGGGCCAATGTAAAAAGCGGTCGGACTTGGACCGCGAGCTTGACGGGTTCGATTTTATGATTTTGCTCAACAACGAAGCGTGGGCCGGCTTAACCACCAAGCAGCGGGAGGCGCTGGTTGACCACGAATTGTGCCATGCCCAAGTCGTTTTGGATGATGACGGCCAGCCGAAGAAAGATGACCGCGGCCGATTCGTCTGCCGAATTCGCAAGCACGATACGGAAGAATTTCGCGTTGTCGTTGAGCGACACGGCCTTTGGACGGCGGACCTGGAGATGATCGCGCGGGCCGCAATCAATGATGCTGACCGGCCGTTGCTGAAGGAAATTGAGAAGGTCGCGGAAGCCGCAGATGAGGGGACTGAAGTGATTCCCGACGATGAGGGGATCGACGGCGGCGTCCATGTGGATGGGGCCACGTCCGCCGACAGTGAAGCCTGGCGTAAACAGCCGATTTCCGCGCTGGGCATGGATTCCGCCGTGGAGGATTTCATCGAATCCGCCGGGCATAAAACGATCGGCAGCTTGTCCGATTATATGGCTGCGAAAGGCCAATGGTGGGTGAAAGATATGGTCGTCGGCGGCCGCAAGAAGCCGGCGCATTTCCAGACGAAGGTCGAAGACGCCTTCGCGGAATTCTGGGCGGATCGTCAATAGGGTGGAGTGCTAACGTGACAAAGAAATCCTACCAGCAGACCGACGCTGAGATTATCGCGGCGCTGGACCTGCAATCGGAGTTTGCCGCGATGGGGGTCCGGTTTTCCGGCCCCCCGCGGCAATCGGGCAAGGCGGCCTGTTACGCGATGGGCCGAGACGATCGCCACCCGTCGGCCTGGGTGGACCTGAAAACGGGCCGTTACGGGGACTCCGGCGGGGGCGTGGCCGATTTCGCCGGGCTGCCGCGGTCAATGTCGCTGTGGGACTTCGCGGTCGCGTTCGGCGGGCGGCCGGATTGGCAAACGGCCCGTCGCGAATTCGCAAAAAAGGCTGGCGTGAAAATCGGCACGGCCAAGCCGCCGGAGAATTGGCGCGAACGATTGGAGTTTCAGACGTGGGACGCGCCGGGAAATCTCATGCTGGTTCAACGATGGTGCCTGCGAAAGCGTGGGGTAACGGCCGAGGCCATCCGGGCGGCCGGCGGCGAGTTGGCCTATTACCCATGCTTTCGGGATGATGCGACCGGTGAAATCAAGCGGCGGCGGAACGCCGTCCAGGTTGTCGCCCTGCCGTGTTACGGCGAGCGGCTGTTGGATGCGGACCCGGTCGCGTGGGTGATCTGGGATTTGACCGGCGCGGAGCTTGAAGTTTTCCGTGGCAAAGACGTGCCGAAAGGCAAAGCCAAGATGCTTTCGATTGGCCCCACGTCGGGCACGATGATGGGATTGCACGGGCTTCAGCGGCTCACAGATGAATCGCTGCGGGCCGCGGTCAAGATCGCATGGAAAACGGCGGGGCCGAGCGACATGCTCGCGACGTGGGCCGCGATCCCGGCCGAACTGAGGGACGCGGTTGTTGTGGTCACGAATGCGAGCGGCGAAGTCGGCGACGTGACGGCCGGGCAAGCGAAGTTGTTTGCCGGGCTGTCGGCTTGCGTGGCGATCGACGGCGACGCGGCTGGGCAGGCCGGCGGCCTGAAATGGTTTGCCGCGCTCAAAGGTGTGGCGTCGGAGGTACTGACCAGCCCATCGAAATTGATGGTCGACGTTGTGGTGAAGGATTCGCGGGACTTTTTGGGGGGCAAAAAGGAATGAAAAACAAATTAAAAATCGGTGGGCATTTCACGCTGGACGGCGAGCGGTGGCAGGTGCTGGGCCATTCGCCGAATTTCGTGGCGGCCATCAATTCGGGTGGAAAACGGCGGCGGTTCGATCGTGGCGATTTGGACGAGCGGTTGCGGCTGAAACTGACGCAACAAATCCGGCCGGATTTGGAATCCAAGCCGGCGTGGGAGGAAAACCTGGAGCATCTGGTCAATCGTTGTATCGCCAAGTGCGGGGTGTCGAGGGAGCAAATCGAGCGGCTTGCGGTGGGGAATGCGTTGTCCGTGCGGGTGGTCGCGCGGGAGTTGTTGAGTCAGGCGAGAGGGGGGTGAGTCTGATTTGCGGAATGTCCGTATTTGGCGCGGCGCGGCGGGTCGGGGCTTGTCCCGGATAGGCAAGGTCTTGCGGGGCTGGGCATGGTTTTGGCTTGGGTTTTTTAAGAACGTTGCAATTGTAATGGGGTGGTGTCGTTTTATGGAAACGAGAAATTTTCCGATCAATTTTGATTCCATTCAAAAGGGTGATTCCTGGAATCAGGACCAACTTATCGAAATCGTTTCGGCAATGATCGGCAAACCGGTTAATCGAGAATCCGACGCCTACCGTTTGGGGGTGTTGGCTTTTTCGCAGCGTGTGAGTGACGAATTGGCAAGCCGAGGGCGGGTGGTCACGGTTGCCACCGTCAAAGGCGCAGTAAAAGTGCTGACCGACCCGGAGGCGAGCATCTACAACGCGGCGGCATTCGAAGCGGCATTTCGTCGGGCTGGTCGATCGCATTTCCGGGGGGCGAGCGTAGACGTGGCGTCGCTCGATGATGAGCAGCGGAAAAAGCACGACAACAGGCTCGCCATTCAGGGGGCAATGCTGCAAGCCGCGGCGGGCGTTCGAAAATTGCCGCCGCTGCGGCCGACAGTGCGAAATGTTCCGGGGGAGTGATTGAACCGCGATGTGACGCGGCTCGGCAATACTCGGCAGGGCTCGACAGGGCCTGGCGGGGCGTGGAGTGGCCAGTTGCGGCTTTGGCTTGGGTTTTTGAATTTTGTTCGAGTTTTTGGGGTGAGGATCAGCGTTGATCCTCCAACGGTGGTGGTTTTGGCATGGCAAAGGTAGGAGAATTTTTATGGCAATGAATCAAGCATCTTTCCGTATTCGGGGGGTTGCCCCCCTCTTGATGAACAACATTCAGAAGGCGGACCCGTTGAACGAGCATTCGAAGGCGCTCAAGGCGGTGACGAAAAAGCGACTCAAGACGGATGAAGACATGGCTGAAATCGCCCGCATTGAATGGCGGGCTGGACTTTACCTTTCGGTCGATGGCGCTCCCTGCATCATGGGGGAAGCGATTGAAGCTTCGATTCGTGAGGGTGCGAAGAAATCCAAGCAGGGCAAATCCGTTCAGAGCGGATTGTTCATTCCGTCCGCTTCTCCGTTGATTTACGATGGTCCGAAAGACCCGGAAAAGATGTGGGATTCTGGGAAATTTTACGATACGAGGGGGGTTCGCGTTCAATCGCGTGTGGTAATGCGGACTCGACCGATTTTTCGTGAATGGGAAATCGAATTTGTTGCGCACTACAATTCGGGGGTAATGTCTGCTGAAGACATTCGCGGCTGGTTGGCTGTCGCAGGCGAACAGGTCGGAATTCTCGATTTTCGCCCGCGATTCGGGCGATATGTGTTGGTCCAGTAAGTTTTTACAAATTGCGGCTGGGCATGGCGGGGACAGGTGCGGCTTGGTGTGGCTTGGGTTTTTGCCAGCAGGGGTGGGTTGATTTTCTCCCGCGATTCAGTCACCATTCTCCACGGTCCGATCTTTCAAAATTTGTGCCTTTCGTCCCGCTCATTCTGGCGATTTCTCGCGCCGGGCTGGCGTCAAGATCGGACCACCGCTTGGGTGGGCGGGACGAAGGGCACTTGTTTTTCCACCCCACAAGGATGGCTCTATGATCGCGGCGATTTCTGGAAACGGCAACGGCAATGGTACGGCGACGAAGGGCAATGGTTTGGCGGCCCCGATCGATAGACAGGCGGAAGAAATCAGGCGTGGCCCGATTCGCGCCGCGCATCGCGAGGAGACGGTTGCTGGCGACACAGAAAGGGCAATCGAGTACGACCGCATCATGGGGGTTCTCAACGCCCATCGCGAATTGGCTCGGCCGTACCCGCCGGCACCTGGCCACGTTCGATCGTACTTCGATTTGCTCGGCCTGATGGTGCCTTGGCTTCCACCAGTTGAGCCGACGGCGGTCGCTGAGCAACAGCAAGCCGCGACAACGGCGCAGGAACTGGAAATTTGCAAGGCCCTGCAAATCGACGTACTGGGGCGGCTTGCCGACGGTTCGGTGAAGATTTTCTCGATGTTCCATCGGCGGTCGTGCGTGATCCGGCGGCCCGAAAAAATGTGCTACGAAGAATTCATGCAGGTCTGCGGCCCCCCCGCAAAGGCGTGCCTGCTAATGTCTCGCGTTGATGATGACATCCCCGGCATGTACGGGGTGGACAAAGCCCGCGCAGCGGTTTGCCTGCTTGCGGGGTATCGGACGTTGACCGACGAAATTGAACTTGGCGCCGGCTGCTGGTTGGCTAAGGAAGAATCCGAAGCCGACGAACAAAAGATCATCATCGTTGGCGCGAACGAAGCGGCGATCCACAACGGCACGCTTTCGCGGGTCGATCATCCACGGGCTTGCGGGGCGTTGCTCGATTTTTCCGCCGGCAAAAAATGGTTCGATTTCGCGGAGTTGGAATCGAATCTAGCAAAGGCCGCGGTCCTGGAATTCCGCATGGCGGCCTATCGCGAGACGTGTGAGATTTTGAACCGCTGGCGATGGAAGCGGGCCGAGGCATCATCCCCCCTTGTTGCTGGATTGGTGTTCGCAACCTGGATTCAACAGGTTTGGGCGTGGCGTCCGCAAGTTGCGATTATCGGTGAATCGAAAACCGGCAAATCGTTTCTGTGCGATTTCCTGAGTCGGATGTTTTTGCCGAACTGCATTCTCACGTCGGATACGACGGCGGCCGGCTTGCGGCAAACGATCGAAAATTCGATGCCAGCGGTGATTGTCGATGAGGCCGATCCAAAGGACCGCGGGCAACAGGCGGAACGACAGAAAATCCTGGGGATGATTCGGCAGTCTTCACGGGGGGGAACGATTCTTCGCGGATCGACCGGCCAACGACGGGTTCAACACACGCTCCGCCATATTTTCTGGATGTTCGGAATCCAACTGCCGTTTGACGATGAGGCCGATCAGAACCGCGTAATCATGCTCGAATTGCTTCCGCCGGCCCGGTCTGACGAGGGGAAGCTACATATCCCCTCGCCGAAGGATTGTCGTGATTTGGGCCAGAGGCTGCTGGCAATCAGTCTGTGGGCTGCGAAACGCTCTAGGATTGCGATAGACGCGATCCGGGAAATGAAGGTGCCGGGAATCGATTCTCGCGTTATCGAGTCCTACGCGGTGCCTACGGCGGTCCTAGCGGCCGTTTTCGGGTTCGATCACGACGTTGACCAAACGCGGGAGCTTCTCGGCGAATTGCTCGCGGGAATCGAATCCGATCAGCCGCGGCCGGCGCACGAAGATTTGATGGCGGAAATCTTGTCTGCCCGCGTTCGGGTTGGCATGGAGTCCCTGACGGTGGGGCAGTGCATGGAGATCATCGTAGCTCGCGGGCCGAGTGCCGATTTTTGCGAGAAGGCACTCGCGGGGGCCGGCGTGAAAATGTCCGGCTACGGCCCCGATCGTCGAATTTTCCTGCAATACAAGCCGGTTGCGAAGTACCTCCTCAAAGGAACGCGGTGGGCTGATGTGGCGGTTGCCCAAGTTTTACCGCGAATTCCTGGTGCCGAGCGACGCAACCTGAGGGTCGGGGGCGTGGCCGGCAAGGGGATCGAAATTCCGTTTTCAGGGACAGCGGCCGACGGCGTGGAGGAAGGCGAGTCAAAGCCTCTGGATTTCTGAGGCTTCGGTTGCGGAAGAGTTGCGCATGAGTTGCGCTAGACACAAGAATAAGAGTAGTAGTAAGTAGTTAGTACGTAGAGACTTAGAGAGAGAGAGAGAGATAGCGCAACCGGCGCAACCAGCGCAACCGTGTATCCTTCTCGTATGTAGTTTTTTTTCTTTCGTCCGTGGTGGGTGGGGTGTGGGGTGTGTGGTGTGTCTTTAAGGGGGGCTTCGGTGTTGATGATGATGAATAATCTCTCTATAGGTTTCTCTTCCACGGGGTTTCAGCGGTTGCGCGGTTGCGCTTTTGCGTAAGTCTTTTGGCTTCAATCGGTTGCGGAGGCGAAAATTGCAACCGGCGCGCAACTGCAACCGCAACCGCGTGGTTGCGGCGGGTGTTTCGGATGGTGTTTCGATCGATTTTTGGAGAAAAACAATGGCACTAGGCAAAATGGGAAAGATGGCTGGTATTCCACCCGCCGGAGCGGCCACGGCGGGAACGCTGAACGCATCGGCGGCGGTTGATGTGTTCGAACTGAAGGCATCGGCGGCGCCGCCGGCTGAATCGCCCACCCGCCGGACTACCGGCTGGGAAACCGGCCAGACACCCCACGAAAGCCCCGCAGATCGCGACAGCCGCGACTTGGCGGCGACGTTGGCCAATTTCACGGCGCCGATGCGGATCGCGTTCCACGGGTCCGTGGCGGCTCGTCGGGCTGCTGGTGAGCCGGTGGCCGGGCTGGAGTGGCGGGCGGTCGTTGACGTGCGGCGGCGGTTTGATCCGGCCGGCTGGATTGTGGCGGCCCGTAGAGCGGCGGTAAATCGCCGAAATCGAGGCTGATTTCTACCTGATTTCGCCACGCGAAAAATAATTTCGCGAAATTTTTTATCGCGATTCATGCGGTAAAAACAAGGGTTTTCGTGAAATCGTGCGGGCGAATCTCGGAAAATCGCGAATGACCGTATTGCAATCGATTGGCGGTGCCGATATTATTCGTAAGTCAACTGCGGGTGCGGTTGAAACGAAAACTCAAAACAAGGGGACGCGACGATGAACGAACAGTATACGGTTCAAACGAACGATCAGCACACCGGCGGTCAGTGGTTAATCTATGCTGACGATCAGGGAACGATTGCTGGGTGTTACGACAACCCAGATGACGTTCGCGGTCACATTTGCGAATTGGGACTCAAATCTGTCGCGATGGACGTGGACGGAAACGGTTCGATGCGGCAAGTCCCGGTCGAATGGATCGGGGACGGTGAACCGCTGGTCGGGTCCGAGCGGGCGTTGCAGCTTATTGGCTGATCCGATGGGGACTGGCCAGCGATGGTTTTAACGGCTGGGTGTTGGCCTGAGTTCCCCGCCCGCCCGGTCCCGGCTAGTCACCGGAGTACATGGCCGGGCGGGCATTTTTCCTGCCGGAAAGTAATTCCGAAGGAAGGTAAGATGAGCAAAGACATTAGCGTTGCTCCGGCTGAGCCGGTTGTTATGCGTCGGTATTGGATCAGTTGGATTCAAAGAACCGAAGATCACAGACCGATTTCATACCCGCCGAACGAGGCGATTCTTGGGTGGTGGTGTACGGGCTACGACAGCGAGGACAACGCGGTTTTGTGCGCCGCAGTACAGGCCGACGATCCAGGCAGAGCATCGTTGGCGATCTTCGAGGATTGGCCAGAGGCGGCCACTGACATGAAGGAAAACGGCTGGCGATTCTTCGAGCACGACAAAGGTGCCGACTGGATTCCGGGGGATCGGTTCCCATTGTCGGATTGGATGAAAGAGCGGTTCGGTAAAAACCTCCGGTAATTAGGAGCCTGATTTGTCTAAAACAAAGATGTTCGCGATTCGATTGCCGTCGGAGCTCATCGACGCAATTGATCAGGAATCAGCGCGGCTGAAGGTCACAATAACAATCTGCATTCGCGACATTCTCGCGGAACGACTTCTTGGTGGACCGATTGGACCACTCAAGAGGGGTGGCGGCGGGAGTGCGAAGTCAAAGGCCGGGCTAAAGGCGTACTGGGCCAAATGGAGGGCAGAGCACGGCAAGCCCGACCCGGCAGAGATGGCTGTTGCGATTGCCGCCGCCCGCGAGAAACGGAGGCTACGAAAGATTGAACGCGAGAAACATGCCGCCGAAGTGGCGGCGAGACGGGTGGCCAGATTGGCCAGAAAGGCGGGGAAATGACGCTGGAAGAGCATTTCATCGAATGGGCAATTGCCAACGGCGTTAATAATGATGGCCGAAGATTGTAGCGGGAGGACGTGGCGGAGTTGTTTGAGTTGTCGAGGTCGGGGCAATCCTCTATTACGGCAAAGGATTCCGCGATGGATGCGATTATGCTGGCCGTTGCTTTGCTGATTGGAGAAGTCCGAAATCTTCCGGTGACGGTGGATTATGTGGACGTGGTGGAACTGAATCACGTTCACGATTCGGATGGGAAACTGTATCTCAGCCAACTGATTTTCTGGGAGTACCGGCCGGAGTATCGGCGGTTCGTGGTGATCGATTGGCGGATGGCGAACGGTGCGAGGCCGAACCATCGCGGCTTGATCTGGATCGACAGCGGAAACGTTCTGCGGCAGGTGCGCAGCGTGTCGGTAGTTGAGACGTGGACGATTGGCGACGCGGAGTTATATGAGCAGAATTTCGTGGGAAAATGTTGGCGGAGAAAACTGGGGCCGTGAGCATAACACTCGTCAACTGGAGTAATCCACCGTAAGCGTCCGGTTGGGGGGATAGCGTTCCCGATGCGTAAAGGCGTGTAGCGCAGCCATCCACCATCCCGCGGGGGAGTGAGGGCGACAACGAAATCGGAGTTGATGATTGTTTATTCGGAGTAGTCGAAAATGAGCCTAAGTAACGACATTTGCCGCTGTCTCGATTCGACCTGCCCGCTGCGGAATGAATGTCTGCGGTGGCTGGAACGTGATACGGGCGATGAGCGGACGCCACGGGCGGCGACGATGTGGGATGCGATGGGGCTGGTGTGCTGGCAATTCTGGCCGGCTGAAGAGGTGCCGAAATGATCCTTCAAACAATCCCCGGTGAACAAGCCAGTCGCGAAACGCTCCAAGCCTTCAACGGTGCGACAGCGTTGGGCGTTCCAGTCCGCTGGAGCAAGATTCCGGGCGATGCGAATGAATGTCACGTCGGCAGCGTGGAGTTCTGCGAAGCTGCGTTGGGGTTCTCGCCGCGACCGGATTATTACCCGTCGTGGCTAAACAGGTGGCTGTATCGCGGTTGGTGGATACACGACGGCAGGCCATTGAAACGGACGGTCTTTGGAAAGCCTGCGAACGGGTACAAGTCGAGAGTGGCCAAAATTTACAACGCTGGAGAAGATGTGCCGGCGGATTCCATTGTTACGCCTGTGCTGCTGACATTTGCCGCAGAGTGGCGGTACTACGTGGCCGATGGCAAGGTTGTGGCGACTGGTTGGTATGACGGCCTTGACGATGACGAGCCGGCGCCGACGATCGCTATCGACTGGCCGGAAGGATTCTGCGGCGCCGTTGACTTTGGCCGGCTGGTCGATGGACGGATTGCGCTTGTCGAGTGTCAGCATCCGTATGGCTGCGGAAATTACCTGGAGAATTCCGAAGCGGTTGTGTATGCGCAATGGATAATCAAAGGCTGGGAGTGGACGTTGAAACAAGGGGCAGGATGATGATGAAATTCAGCAAGTACACGCTGATACATTATCATTGTGTATTGGAAAAGGAGATGTGCGCATGAGCAACGAAATCAATAAATCATCGACCACCAAATTGAGTCGCGTTCTTGTCAGCCAAGGGACTCGGTGCGATGCGAAGCCGGCAACCAATATCGGCTTCGAAACGTACCGCGAAGAGATGGATTCAATCGTAGACCAAAAGAGGCGAATTGAAGTTGAGCTTGGCGCGTACTGTCGCGCTGCATTTTCGGCGGAACAATCGAAAATCAGACGCGAACATCGCGGAAACGAAAACGCATCTTTCGAGGCATGGATGCGTCGCAAATCAGAGATGGAGACGAAGAGACAGGAATTGATTCGTCAAAAAAATTTTCTGGAAACAGAAATCACGCGACTGCGGCCACTCGTAAAAAGCGAAAACTTGCGGGGACACGGAGGAAATGGCACGCTGGAGTCTTTCCCCCCGATTCGTGAAGACGGTTCGCTGTCTGTCGAAGGAGTTTCCGCCGCCACTTTGGTTGAGTTACGAGAAGTTCGCGTTTTACTCGTGAAATTGATCGACGTGGTTGCGAAAATTGGTGGTGAGAGAGAATGAATGAATGCCCGTGGCTGAATCCCTACGGCGGCGCGGAGGAGCGCGGCAAAGCCAATCGCCACCGTGAGCGGCTGTACTTCTCGCCGGGCTGCTTGTCGCCGCAACAAGGCGGGCTGTTTGAATGAATCCCATCATCGACGAATGGCAAAGCCCGGATGGATCAGTGAGACTGATCCTGGGGAATTGTTTGCAGGTGCTGCCGATGTTGAGCGGGATAGATGCCGTGGTAACCGATCCGCCGTATGGGATCGGGTATCAGCATAGCGGAGGCGGAGGTGGGTTTGTAGCGACCAGATTTGCAGAGCCGATCAGGGGCGACGACAAGCCGTTTGACCCGTCGCCGTGGCTTGCGTTTCCGGTTGTGGCCATGTTCGGGGCAGACCATTACGCCCAGCGGCTGCCGGCGTACGGAACGTGGATTGCATGGGATAAGTCGCTTGGAATCGGTCCGGCAGACGCTTTCGCGGATTGTGAATTTGTGTGGACGAATCAGCGCGTGAAGCGGAACGTGTTGCGGGTGTTGTGGAAGGGCTGCGCGAACACGAAGAAAAACGAGGACAGCAAGTACAAGGGTGGCGTGGTTCGTATGCACCCATCGCAAAAGCCACTCGACCTGTTGGTGGCCTTATTGGATCGGTGCAAGATTCCGGCCGGGGCGACCGTGTTGGACGGCTACAGCGGGTCGGGTAGTCTCGCGATCGCCTGTATCCGCACGGGCCGGCGATTCATCGGAATTGAAATCGAGCGGAAGTACTGGGAGATCGCTGTTCGCCGATGCCAAGCGGAGTTAGATCGACACCCACTGTTCGAATCGGCCGAGAGTAAATCACACGTGGGGCTGTTTGAATGAGCAAGAAAATTTATTCGTTGCGAAACTTCCATAACCGGAGGGGTGGTGAGATGGCTGAAACGACATCGCGAAATCTGATGGGCGATTTACTGGATTGCTACGGCGAAAAACATGGCGACCAGATGCGACGCAAGCCGGATCGAATCGACGAACTGCCGACGATACCCATGTCGGGGAAATCGGTACTTATGTTGAAGCCGGATTCGGTTGTGATTGACAAGTATAGTGGTGCGGAGTTCACAGTTGCCGAAGTTTTGCAATTGGTGTCGGCGATGATTCGTACTGATTCGATCGATTCGATTCATCGGTTTTGCGAACGGTTTGAAAGTATAGATTGCCGCTGCGGAGGGGGAGAGCGGCGAGACGAAGTGCCGTGCATCGACGATTTCCCGCTGGGCTGTTTGTCTTGACGCCAGGCCGCCGGAGTGGCTAGAATTCGCGGCTATGGCAAGCCAACGCGAATTTGACGCAACCAAGCCGCCTGTCGTAAAAGGCACGGTGGCACAGGTGACGCGGTTCGCGATGTACTGCGGGGCCGTTGGTGCCGGGATTGCTGCCGCGCTGGCCGTTCGCGAAAGCGTTCAAGACCTATCTCTTGAACTGAAAAACACCAACGAACGAATGATTGAACTTGCCGCGGAAGTCGTTTCCATTCGTCAAGATATGGCCGTGTCAGCCGGCGAAAGTGCTCTGCGATTGGAGCAAGCAACCGCCGCACGATTTGCCACAATTGAAGCCCGATTGGCAGCAGTCGAGCGAGGCGTGAAAGCACCATGACATGGGCCAAGCAAAACGAATCGAGCTTCGCTTGCATGAGCCAACACCTCAACAGCCGTTCGGCAGCGAAGAATTCTGGCTTCTGGTTTCTCTTGTCCTTGTAGGGGGTATCGCCGGATGGATTTGGTCGATGCTGTCATAATCGCCATTCTGGTTGCCGTAACGCTCAACTGTCTGCGGCTGCTTGCCAAGACGCGGAGCCGGCGGAACTCGATAGCGTTTGTGGCTTTGATCGTGGCCAATATCCCGCTGGCGTATTCTGTGGCGAGAAGTCACGAATGGCGTTCAACCTCCGCTGATCGTCGCGAGTTGGTCCGATTCCTGGAGTTGTACAACGCGGCGGAAGCGGAAAACGGCCCGATGCCGGCGGATGCTCGGCCGGTTGAAACTGTCTCTCACTC